ATATCAGAGATACATGGATTTATTACAACCATCGATGATGTGGTTATGGTAGCTCCAATAATAAAAGAATATATGGATACAGCTGTTCGTAATGATGAACATCTGGTTAAATTGGCTGGTGTATTACAAAGAATTATTTCTAAATCACAAGGTGATTCAGATGAATCAATGTTATTAAGTGATGAGGAAAAGGAAGAATTAATGGGGACACTTCAAGACACGGTAGAGGACTTGCAACGAGAAAGTGATAAACTTGAGGCTACAAAAAACAAAACAATTGATTTGGGGAGTAACTAATGGGTTCAGTATTTGTAACTGAGAGAGATAAAGTAATTAAGGATGTATTAGGTAGAAAACAACCTATTCCAATTTATTTACAATTTGTTCCTGGACTATGTGTAGAAGCTGTACATTCAAGCGAATCCTTATCATATAAAGGTACACAAACAATAAATACAATTATAGCAGTTCCTCATGTAACTAAAAAACTTTATAATAAAAAGTCTATAGCTAGGGCAAATGAACAAAATAGATATTTTCCATTAATGAGGACAATGCATGATTTACCTTCAGCTGGAGATCCAGTTTTATTGTGTACAATAGGGAAAATAAATTATTACTTGGGTCCTTTAAATTCAATGGAAAATAATGTAACTTGGAACAAAGACCCAAACTTTACATCTGAATTAAATTTAGATTTGTCATTTGAATATGGTGGAGTTTCAGAAGAGGGTAAGTCAGGAGAAACTTCAAATTTTAATAAAGAAAATCAATATAAAAGATTACAGAAAAAAAGAAAAGAAGGTTTGGACTATGGAATAAATATAGGTGAAACCACTGGTGACTCTATTATTGAAGGTAGGCATGGTAATAGTATTCGTGTTGGTAGTAGAAGTAACAATCCATATATTTTTATATCAAATCAAAGAGAATCAAGTAATGATTTTGAATCTATAGGAGATGGTAGTTTAATAAGTATAACATCAAATGGGAATCTAAATCAACATCTTGGCGGTAAGGGTTTAGATAACTTTCAATTAGCATCCGATACTATTCCAGCAAATAAAATAAATAGAAGAATGGGTGAAATAATTTCAATTGTTAATAATGGTATAGATACTAATACATTACTTTATATCTACGGTTCAAAATTAACTGATAGAAAAACCTTTGATGGAAACCCTATTTATGAAGGACTTATTAAAAATCAAATGTTATTACATTCTGATAGAATTATATTAAATTCTAAGGGTGAAGATGGTGATATTTATTTATCTTCTAAGAGAGATGTCCACATTGGGACAGGTAGACATTTAACAATATCAGCTAATGAAGATTTCATAATAGAGTCACAACGAACATTTTTAGGTGGCACTCCGACTGAACAAATGGAATCAATGATATTAGGTGATAGTTTAATATTAATTTTAGAAGAACTTTTAACACTTTTAGGTGCTACGACATCTAATATGTATTTTCCAGTTCCACTAGCTATAGCTGGAACTCCATTAAAACAATATATGGATGATTTAAAAAATAGATTAGATATAATAAAAAGTAACAAACATTTTATAGAACCAAACTAATAAGAGGTAATTATGAAAAAGAAAAAAACAAATATAAAAACTATAATAAGACAAATGGTTAGAGAAGAAGTTGCGATGGCTATCAAAGAAGTTATAACTGAATTGAAACAACCAACTCAATCTAAACCAAAACCAAAGAAAATTGTTGAGAAAAAATCATTTACAAATAATTCTGTATTGAATGATGTGTTGAATGAAACAGCTCAAGATGGTGAATGGAAAACATTAGGTGGTAGTGAGTTTACAACTGATAGAATGAATGAATTGGTTGGTGGACAATATAGTGATATGATGAATAAAAATACACCACAACAACAAGTTCCATCAAGTGACCCAATGAGTCAATTCTTAAATAAAGATTACAGTGAAGTGTTAAAGAAAAGTGAAGAAAAATCTAAAATGAAACATGGTGGATAATAATGGGATTAAAGCAAGATTTAATTGATGCTAAAGTGAAGGCAGCTAGAGATACTGGAATAACAAAACCACTTGATACTTCCAATGGTTCTTTCATTGAAAGAGAAGCTGAATATACTAAAGAAGCAATTGTTAGATTCTTAACAGAAGCTGAATTTAGAATTACTCGATTAAATGCTCCTGTTGTTGTAGAAAAATTTAAAATACCAGAGCAATTGGTAAATGTTGAATTGGATACTATGTTAGGTGAATATGGACCAATTCTAAAAACACTAAAAAAAATAGGAGACCCACTTGGTTTAGGTTCATTGATAGATTCATTAGAAGGTGAAATAGAAAAAGCTGTTACTCCTCTATTAAAGGGTGGTTCAATTTTACCACCAATAAATTTAGGTAAAGATGATGGTGGATTGGAATCAACTGGTTTTGTATTTATTGGAGAACCACCTGATTCGGATGAAGATTTTGATGTAGAGGATGAGGATGGGCAGAGAGAATTTACAACTGTAAAATTAATCAGAGAAGATATTGAGGATTTATTATAATGGCTATTAAAGATACATCAAGAAAACCTTTTATTGAAGATAACGATACTAAAGTTAAAATTGGTATTGATTTACCAATTAGACGGGATGATGGGTTGGGTGGATTTTTTGCGTCAACTTCAACAACCATAGAAGCCGTAAAAAACAATATAAGAAATTTATTACAAACAAATCAAGGTGAAAGATTTTTTCAACCAAACTTAGGTTTAAATTTAAGAACATTATTATTTGAACATATTATAACTGAAAATTTAATTGGTGTTCAAAATGCTATAATGGATAAGTTTGAATTTTGGTTACCTTTCGTTGAGGTAAGAAATATTGAGGTTTTAAGTAATGATGATGATTCAAATATAGGTATAAATGAAATTAGAGTAAAAATATTATTTAACATTAAACAAGACCCAAACACTTTAGATTCTGTAACTTTAGATTTTACAAGTAATGTATCAGAGACAGAATCTTCTACAACAGGTGGTGGATATTAATTGGAGATAAAAAATGCCAACATATGGTAAAAACAATTTTAAAGAATCAAATGTAAACTATTTAAATAAAGATTTTGGTGCATTAAAAACATCTTTGATGAATTATGCTAAATCTTATTTTCCAGATACATATCGTGATTTCAATGAAACATCACCTGGTATGATGTTATTGGAAATGAACGCTTATGTTGGAGATGTATTATCATTTTATATTGATAAACAATATCAAGAAATGTTATTACCATTAGCAGAGGAAAGAAGAAACATAATCACGATGGCTAAAATGTTTGGATACAAAGTAAAACCAATCGTTCCTGCGTATGTTGATTTAACTTTTACCTCAAATGTAAATGCTTCGAGTGGTGACAATTCTAAAGTTGATTATAGTGATGCTAGTGTATTTGATGATGGTATTGAATTAACTTCTGATTCCAATTCTGATATTATTTTTACAACACTTGAACCAATTGATTTTAGAATTACAGGTTCTGATGATACCACTACAATTGGTTCAACAGATACTAGTGGTTTAGCTTCAACTTATACATTATCAAGAACTGTGAGAGCTATGAGTGCAGCTCAGAAAACAATCACAATCCAAGTTGGAGTACCTGAAAAATTTAAAACCATTACTATACCTGATACAAATGTTATTGATATTATTTCTTGTGTGGATTCAAATGGTCAGAATTGGTATGAAGTAGATTATTTAGCACAAGATAAAGTCCCAATCACTAATCACTACACAGATGATATAAATAGAGATTCAGCTTATTCAACTGAAACTGGTGGTGTTCACTCATCAACAGCAGTACCATTTTCTTTGAGCTACATTACAACAGGAAAAAGATTTACTCGTGAAACAAATTTAGATAACACAACTTCACTTGTATTTGGTAATGGTGTATTAAAAGACGGACAACTTATTGATGAGGGTTTCATTGATATGGAACAAGTTGGAATCGTTATTCCTGGTCAGACAAATGATTTAAATGAATCCATTAATCCATTATTGGGTGATGAGTATTCAACATTAGGTGAGACACCAAACAACACAACTCTTACAATAACTTATCGTGTTGGTGGTGGTATAAACTCAAATGTTCCAAGTGGAAATAAAAGAAAGAGCTAAAGCGTTTTTCACAACACAAAACAGATGTGTAACCAAAGAAGATTATGAAGCTAGAGTATTAAACATACCAGCTAAGTTTGGTAACATAGCAAAAGCATATGTTACGAGAGAAGCACCTGAAGTTCAAGGTAATATAGATTTGGTATCAGTTAATGATTTTATAGTACAAAGTAATCTTGTGAGGGACTACTTAACTGATTATGTAAATGGTAGTCAGTTTAGTGGCTATGTACAAAATCAAGATGTAGAGGGTCTTAAAACTCAAATACTTTTAGAACTTGAGACTATTCCAGAAGTACCTGATATTTCAGGTATAGTTAGAACCTTAGAATTAGGTACAGTAAACATTTATGTATTAGGATACAATAATAAAAAACAATTAGTTGGTAACCCACATGCTACTTCTATGTCAAAAACTGATAACATACCAGTAACTTTAATGACAAACATATCAAAATATTTAGAAGACTTTAAAATAATGACTGATACTGTAACAATTAATGATGGGTATATTGTAAACTTTGGTGTAATGTTTGATATAGTTGCTGAAAAATATTCAAACAAACAAAAAGTAAAATTAGATTGTATTCAAAGAATAAAAGATTATTTTAGAATTGAAAAAATACAATTTAATCAACCAATTTATAAAAGTAATTTAGAATATGAATTAATGGGTGTAGATGGAGTTCGTTCTATTGGGCATGTAACCATTACACAAGAAAAAGATTATTTTTATGATGATGGTGAAACATTAAACTCACCAACTTATACTTATTCATATAGTAATACTGGAGAAGCTTTAATTGATATAGATGGTGACGGTACACTTGATGGTAGTTTTGTAGAAGCTGATGGGGGAACAATTGGATATGGATATAAATATGATTTTGCAACTGCTCTTTCAGATGATGGTACAATTGTATTAC